AGACCCATGTTGCGTCGGCCTTTACGATGCCTGACCGGTTTCTGTGGGCCAGGAACGTGACCCACACGATCCGCGTACCAACGGGCAGGCTCCAAACATCTGATGCGACAAGATCAGCGAATGGATTCGCCATCCCTGCTCCTCGAACTGATTCGGCCGCCTCCCGCAAACACCTTGCCAGGAGATCGCTGGGGGGCGACCGGATCAGATGCTCTTTGTGATGTGGTGATAGATTGGCAAGGCCCGTCAGTGGTACGTCCAGGGGACTTGCGGAGTCAAGAAAAAAAAACGGTGTGGCCTTTTCCGGCGAGGTTCTGCTACCCTCCGGGAATGAGCTGGAAGAACAGGATTGTAGAACAGCGGGACATCCCGCCCGGTGAACTGATCGCCAACCCGTCGAACTGGCGCAAGCACCCGAAGGCGCAGCTCGCGGCCCTGACCGGAGTGCTCGGCGAGGTTGGCCTGGTGCAGGGGGTCGTGTTCAACCGACGTACCGGCCACCTACTCGATGGCCATCTCCGCGTCGAGCTCGCCCTGAGGCACGGTCAGACCACCGTTCCGACAACTGTTGTCGACCTCGATGAGAAAGAAGAGGCGCTGATTCTTGCCACCTTCGATCCGCTGGGGGCCATGGCTGAGACGGACAAGGCCCTGTTCCTCGACCTGCGCGATGCGGTCGTCGTAGAGAACGAGGCGCTGACCTCGCTCCTGGACTCGCTCGCGTCGGAGCCACTGTCCGCCCCTCCGTCGGTGTCTGGCGACAAGTCGAGCGACGTCCGGATGTTCATCTTCACCTTGTCCATGGCCGAGGGCGACGTGGTCGATCGAGCCTTCGCCACGGTTCGGACTGGCGATGAAGACGATGGGAAGGTCCTCGTCGAGATTTGCTCCAGGGTGATCCCGTGAAAGCCGGTATCTTCTGCTTCGGCCAGCACTCAACACCGTGGCACGCGAAGCGCGAGAAGAGCGCCCTGGGGCAGGGGGCTCACATGATCCGCAGCATCTGCCTCGACGCCGGGTTTGATGTCGTTGACCTGTGCGCCCGCTGGGAAAAGGTCGACGTGATCATGGTCACGATGTATTGGTGGGAGCACCTGTACGACCTGATCGCGTGGCTCGCAGTGCGGGGCATAGAGTTCGAGCGGGCAAAGCGCAAGGGCAAGCCACTGCTGTTCGTCGGAGGTCAGCTCCCATCGTACAACCCGGGTCCGATGCGCGACATCGTCGATCTGGTCTGCGTGGGGGACGGCGAGGAGGTCGCCCCAGCTGTGCTCGCCGCCCTGACCGCTGGTACACCTCTCCCCGAGCTGGTCTCGATCCCCGGCGTCTATGTCTCGTCGGAGGACAACCGCGCGGTGTGGCAACACGTCGACGACATCTCAGCGACGCTGAAGTACCCATTCATCAACCACGCGCTGTTGACCGGCGAAAGCGGGGTGAAGTCCAACAAGACCTGGGAGCGACGGATCGAGGTGGCGCGCGGCTGCCGGCGCAAGTGCGCGTTCTGCGGGGTGAGCTGGACCAAGCGATACCGCGAGCAGGACCCCGACGCCGTGGTCGAGCAGCTGATGTCGACCGATACCTGCGTCAAGTGCTTCGCGCCGGACCTGCGGGCGCACAGCCGGTGGGATGTCATCGAGAGGGCGTACGTCGAGAGCAACCGCGTGAACCAGGCGCGCGACATCTCGACGGCCGTGATCTTGCGCCACGGGTTCGGCAACTCCCGATTCTACTCGACAGGCATCGACGGCCTGAGCGAGCGGATCAGGTTCGCGCTATCAAAGCCGCTGACGCGCGCCGAGCTGCGGGAGGTCGTCGAGAAGTCGAACGGGCACATGGGCAGCCTCGGGATGTACATGATACTCGGACTTCCCGGCGAGGAGCTGTCCGACGTTCGCGAGTGGTTCGAGACCCTCGCGGGCGTCGAGCTCAAGGCGACGCGGACCCTGACCAAGCGGGACGTGAGCCGGGGGTTCAGCGCCGAGCGGTTCTACGCGATCGTGACGCTAAACGCCTTTTGTCCGACGCCACACACCCCGCTGCAGTGGGCGGGGATCGACTGGCGCGAGGACCTGACCGAGAAGTACATGGGCGAGATCGGCATCCTCGGCGACAAGGATGAGCGGCCGCTGAAGCACAAGCTGCTGGGCCGGGCTCACAAGGGGCTTGCGCGGATTCTTGAAACGGCGGCTCTTCGTTGCGGACCGGAGATCGCTCCGTTCCTGTACGCTGCAGCCGCGAACAGGCGTGGATGGACCCCGAGCGCGGCGCTACGGGTCGCCCGGAAGCTGGGGCTCATGGACCACCTGCAGTGGGCCCTGGCAGAGAAGCGGGTCGGCGAGCCGCTCCCCTGGACCGAGCGCGTCGAGCCCCTGTTCCCGCAGCGGGCATTCGCCGCGAGCTGGTCCAAGTACAGGCGGATCATGGGGATGGAGCCGCCGTCTCCACTACGTGCAGAAGTCCTTGACGGTCCAGGTTAGGATTCTGCGCCGCGTCACCAGTTCACCGGCAGCCACAACCGCCGCCGCTCGGAAGCTGCTCGCTTAAGCGCCCAGCGCCGGGCGTGCTGGAGGTTGAGCGCCCTTACGTGTGCGTCGAGTAGGTCCCACGCCCTACGTCTCTCCGGTCCGGATTTGTGAGCGAGAAGTGCGAAGGCGAGGTCAACGGCTGTCCTAATTTCTGGCTTCATCCCGCCAGTGTGCCCAGGCCCTGACCCGCGTGTCAAGCACCAGCTATTTCAGGGCATCTCGAGTCTCCCCGCCGCGCAAGCATACGGTTTCCCTGTCGATTCCGACGAGTAGAAAAATCCCCGAAAACGGAAGTGTTGGTCACCTCACAATGCGGCCAAACTGCCCGGTATCGTTCGCCATTCCGTGTAGCAAAAAATACACACTTGACAGCCGTTTCGGGCTCGCGCGACATAAGGACCTTCAGGTCCTCAAAAGAAAACCACCCCACCAGCACAGCGACAGCAGGCCACACCCGGGAGCCCAAGAAACCACCGGGGGCGAAAAGGGGCGCAGAGCGGAAAGGGACAGCACAGAAAAACTACGATTCGCGACAGCGAATCCACTTTGGCGCTAGCCAAAGTTAGCTAGCAAGCTACCAGCTCACCAGCACAGAGGTACTACCAGCTCACCAGCACAGAGGTACTACCAGCTCACCAGCACAGAGGTACTACCAGCTCACCAGCACAGAGGTACTACCAGCTCACCAGCACAGAGGTACTACCAGCTCACCAGCATCATCTTCAGATCATGGTGCTACCACATGGTACGGTGGTATACCCATCTCGTCGTTAGCCAGTGGTACTGCCAGGGTGCTACTAGATCATCATGGGGTCACCACCTACCACCACCCACGTCGTAAGCTGCTACATACTTGACAACGGTACGGCAACGTGCTCACAGTGGTGGGATGCCACCACGTAGAAAAGTCAATCCAGCGAAAGTCCAGGAGCGGATGTGTGAGGCGATCAGGCTCGGGATGACCATCAAGCACGCATGCCAGTACGCTGGTATCGACGTGAGCACGTACTACCTGTGGATGCAGATAGCACGAGAGGGACACCCACGGTACATAACCCGGCGAGAACATACCGAATTCTACGAAGCGGTAAAAGCCGCCGAGGTTGCTGGGATGGCGGTGCTCCTGGCGCGCCTGCGGAAAGCGGCTGAAGATCCGGCGAGGTGGATGGCAGCTGCATGGCTCCTCGAGCGACGGTTCCCTGAGGAATACGCCAGACCGGCACCGAGACAGGAGATCGCGATCTCCGGGACGCTCGATGCACGGGTCTCATTGGAGGAGGTAGCACGGGATGCAGCCGACAAGCTCTCTCGCCTCCTCGCTCAGCGGACTGTCGAGCGAGGAGCGGACGTCGATCCTGAGGACTCTGACCCCGACGGAGTTGCAAGCCCTGGGGAGTAGCTGGCGGCACTTCTGGGCCCGCCCCGAGCAGCTGGCGCCGGGCACCCCAGGCGCTTCAATCTCCCGCGACGACTGGACATTTTGGGTTTTGTGCGCCGGGAGAGGGTTTGGGAAGTCTCGCTCTGGTGCGGAGTGGGTCATCGAGACGGCGAAGGATATGCCGGGGTTACACCTCGGGCTCGTCGCTCCGACCGCCGACGACTGCAAAAAAATCATGCTCTCCGCTGGCCGAGAGTCGACCGAGGGCGCGTCGGGCATCCTCGCGATCAGCCCACCTGACTTTCGGCCGCTCTACGAAGCGTCGAAGCGAACCCTGACCTGGCCAAACGGGACCGTCGCAACGCTCTATAGCGCCGATGAGCCGGACAGGCTGCGCGGCCCTCAGCACCACTGCCTGTGGGTCGACGAAATCGCAGCGTGGTCCAAGCTTAAAGATGCGTGGGACATGCTGATGTTCGGGCTTCGACTCGGTCGTCGACCACGGGCCTGCATCACGACAACCCCGCGTCCGGTGCAAGTGCTCAAAGACCTGATTGCCGACCATCGCACCGTCGTAACGAGCGGGTCTACGTATGACAACCGCGAGAACCTCGCGCCGGACTTCTTTGCGGCGGTCATAGACAAGTACGAGGGCACGCGCCTAGGCCGACAGGAGATTTGGGCAGAGGTTCTCGATGACCATCCTGGCGCGCTGTGGAAGCTGGGCCAGATCGAAACCGACCGCCTCGTTTCTGCCCCAGACCTCGACCGTGTCGTCGTTGCCGTTGACCCGGCCACCACGTCGAAGCCGTCCAGCAACGAAACGGGGATCATCGTCGCGGGCGTAGGGATGTGCTCGTGCAAGGGGCGACCTGCACGCCATGGGTTCGTGCTCGGCGACAGCAGCGGCCGATACACACCAGCAGCGTGGGCGAAGGAGACCATTGCCCTGTATCGCAAGGCCATGGCCGACCGGGTCGTCGGCGAGGCCAACAACGGTGGCGACCTCGTCGAGTCGAACATCCGTACCGCCGATCCGTCCGTGTCCTATCGCTCGGTGCACGCCAGCCGTGGAAAGGCGACCCGCGCCGAGCCCGTCGCCGCGCTGTACGAACAGGGTAAGATTCACCATGTCGGCGTCTTTCCCCACCTGGAGGACCAGCTTACAACGTGGGACCCGCGGGCTGGCGCGCCGAGTCCAGACCGTCTCGACAGCCTTGTCTGGGCGTTCACAGAGTTGATCGTCGACGCACGAACTGAGCCGGACATGGTTCTGCCAGCGATGCGTCAGCGCAGCCGCTGGACTGGGGCTTGACCCGCCGGTCAAGAGAGTGGAGGATGTGGCCATGGGCCTGAGAGAGATCGCCGCCCGAGCACTCGGGCTCAACCAGCCGAAGCAGCCAAGCTACCTCGCACCCATCGAGCTCCCGACCTCGCCGCTCGAGAAGCAGATGGAGCGCCCACGTCGTGGAGCACTGACCACGGAGATGGGCTCGACTGGTCTCAGGCATGCCGGCGGTATCCTGCAGGAAGAGTGGCTCGCCGCGCTTCAGGGTGATCGAGGCATTCGCACGTTTCGCGAGATGTCGGACATGGACCCGACGATCGGAGCCGTGCTGTTCGCGATCGAGATGCTGATTCGCCAGGTCAGCTGGGACGTCGAGCCAGCATCGCAGGACCAGGTCGACCTCGACAACGCCAAGTTCCTCAAAGGCTGCATGTCGGACATGGACCGTCCATGGACGGAGTTCGTCGCCGAGGCGTTGACCATGCTCAGCTACGGATGGAGCGTTCACGAGACGGTGTACAAGCTCCGTCGCGGTCAGGGCGCGGACTCCCCGTCGAAGTTCGACGACGGCCGAGTCGGCTGGAAGCGTCTCCCGCCGAGGGCACAGGACACGCTCGACCACTGGGACCTTGGCGAGTTCGAGGATGTCGAGGCCATGGTCCAGATTCACCCGACGACCTTCAGGACCATCACGATCCCGGCCTGGAAACTGATCCACTTCCGTACGACGGGCCGGCGTGGGTCGCCGGAGGGGCGAAGCATCCTGCGCAACGCCTTCAGGCCCTGGTACTTCAAGAAGCGGCTGGAGGAAATCGAAGCGATCGGCATCGAGCGGGACATGGCCGGGCTCCCTGTCGCCGAGGTCCCGCCGGAGCTGCTGTCAGCCGACGCCAACCCGAATCAGGTCGCCCTCCTGGAGACCATCAAGGCGATCGTCCGTGGCATCAAGGTCGATGAGCAGATGGGCGTGGTGTTCCCTCGGGCGTACGATGCGGACGGCCACGAGAAGTACGCCCTGCGGCTCCTGTCGTCAGGCGGGCAGAAGTCGATCGACGCGAGCGCAGCGATCCAGCGGTACGATGTGCGAATCGCCGGGACGTGCCTCGCCGACTTCATCTTGCTGGGGCACGACAAGGTAGGCAGCTTCGCTTTGAATTCGTCGAAGACGGCCCTGTTTGCCACGGCGCTCGGGGCCTGGCTCGACTCCATTGCAGAGACCGTCAACGAGCAAGCCGTCGTGCGGCTGTTCGCCGTCAACGGATGGACGGGCCCGATCCCGCGTGTCACCCATGGAGACATCGAGACCCCGGACCTCGCAGAACTCGGCGAGTACATCAGCAAGCTCGGGAGCGCGGGGGCTTTAACCCTGCCCGACGAGAGGCTGGAGCGGTACCTTCGTCGCGCGGCATCGCTGCCACCGGTCGAGGAGTGATGGGCTTCGTTTTCGTCGAGAAGGCCGTGCGCCGGACTGTCGTCCAGCCCAGGACGTTCAGTCTTGCGATGCAGCTTCAGCGACGTTTCGGCGGTCCACTGTTGCAGGCGCTCCGGGAACTGCAGGGACGGGTCAAGCTCGCGCCCCTCGCCCGCGATGCTGCCGTTGGGGACGTGCAGGGGGTCTTGATCGCGAGTCGGGTCGACCGCGTGGCGGACATCACGGCGAACCTCGCAGGGGAGCTGAAGTACGGCATTGCAGCCGGGGCCCGGTCAGCGGCGGCTGACTTGAAGTCCAAGGTGTCGATCGACCTGGAGCGACCCAAGATCGCCAGGTGGCTCGACCAGCATACCGGCGAGTTGATTACCAACGTGACCGACGGATCGCGCAACGCGGTCAGGGCGGTCTTGAGCGACGGAGTTCTAAGTGGTCGGCACCCGGCTCAGATTGCGAAGGACATCCAGAAGGTGATCGGGCTGAACGAGCGGCAGGCGAACGCAGTCATCCGTCGGAGAGCTGCCCTTTCCGACGCGGGAGTTCCTGTCGCCCGGGCCCAGGAGATCGTGGACGGCTACGCCGGAAGGCTGCTCAAACAACGGGCGAACCTGATCGCGCAGCACGAGTCCATGGTCGCCGTGTCCCATGGCCGTGCAGAACTGTGGGACCAGCTGCAGGAGAGAGGCGCGCTCGACGCTGACCAGCTCAAGCGCTGGGACACCTCGGACGACGAGGGCGTCTGCCTTATTTGTGGCCCAATGGATGGCCAGCTACGCAAGCTCGACGAGGCGTTCGAGACCGGCGACGGCGGGCTTGTCGGGCATCCTCCGGCGCACATTGGGTGCCGATGCGTTGTGGGGCTGGCATGATGGGCCGGACAACGACTACCTGCTCGGACGATGCCCTTCCAGTCCCCACGGGAAGTTGCGAGGTGTGCGGCTGCGATGTGTTCGACGATGACGAGATGTGCGACGCGTACTGATGTGAGCTGGCGCAGACCAAACCAGAGAAGGGGCAAGCATGCCGACAATCGAGTACCTCCAAGCGATCCTCCAAGTTGTGAAGGACCAGCTTCCTTACAGCGTGTGGAATCAGCTCCACCGCGCTGCTCTCCCGGTGTCGGGTGGCCACGCGGCATGGCGCAGCGCGGAGCTGTCGAACCTCGAGGCCCTGGCGCTTCGTGAGCTGCGACCTACCATGCTGCGCTCCGCGACGGATGACGAGCTGAAGTCCCTGTGGGCAAAGGTCGCCCAGTGGCACGGCCGAGCGCGGCGCAAGAAGCAGGACCTTGCCCCGTTCGAGCGGGCGGCGAGCCATGTCCTGCAGGCGCTGGGGGACCGGGGAATCGAAGTCCCCGGCCCTTTCGCCGAGTCAATTCGGTCGAGAAGCACGCTGGCCAAGCGGCTGGAGGAACTCCCGGCGGTCGTCATGGTCGAGACTGATGTCGTGGGCATTGCCCCCGGAATACCGCCGCTCGGGGTGTTCAAGCGCATCGAGGAGCCGGTCATAGACTCGTTCGACCTGTTCAACATCATGAACAGCGTCGGGGTCAACGTGACGCTTGACAGGGACGCGGGGCCCGACGTGGAAAGCACAGCCCTGTACGATCTTGCCCTCGTGCGCTCGGGCTGCATCCAGCAGACTTCTGGCGAGTTCCAGCCGCCAGTATGGATGGCCAAGAGCGACGCACACAACGGGGCCATGCTCGCCGTGATGGTCCCGCAACCGATCCGCGTTGAGCTGCAGAAGGCCGGGCTGCTCCAGTCCGACGCCCCGGAGAAGCTGCACGTCACGCTGCTTTTCCTCGGCGAAGCTTCGACGCTGAGCCAGTCAGCGATCGCCGCTATTGAAACCGTCGTGACCATGGTGTGCGCTGAGCACCGAACGCTAAGGATGGAGCTGTCGGGGGTCGGTGGGTTCCCGAAGCACGACCGTTCAACGATCTACGCGGTGGCTTCGGCGGTCGGGTTGTCGCAGCTCCAAGCTGATCTGGAGCGAGCCGTCGGTCAGATCATCCGGCTCCCCGACGAACACGGCTGGACACCGCACCTGACCCTGGGTACATCCCCGATGGTCCCGAACCCGGAGTTGATCGACGACATCCCCGGGTGGCCCGCCGAGTCGATCGCCATCGTCGTTGGCGATGGTGTTGTGGCTGATGTCCCCCTGCAGGGGGAGATCCCCGGCGCTCTGTCCCCGTGGGACAACGCCGAGCACATGGCCGACGCCGCGCCATCGGCGATAAAGGTCGCGTGCAGCTCCCCGGCGAAGCAGATCATCTACTACCTGGTAAGCGAGCCCGGCGTGTCCGACGCCCATGGGCACAGCATGTCTCCAGAGCAGATCGAGGATGCACTGCACGGGTACATGGCGAACAGCCGCGAGCTGAAGCTGGAGCACCAGAAGCCGATCACCGGGCGGGCCGTGATCGTCGAAGGGTTCATCGCTCCAATGACCCTGACCCAGTTCCACGGCGTTCTGCCTCCCGACGGGCCGATCAAAGAGGGAAGCTCTATCGTCGGTGTCCACTACGAAGACACGGACCTGTGGAACATGCTCAGCGCCGAGGAACATGGGATTTCATGGGGCGGCTACGCTTCAAGGATGGAACGATGACAGTCCAGACCGAAAAGACCGTCGACCAGCTCACGACGCGAGATGTCGCAGAACGTGCCGGGGTCCAGGTCCCGACGTTGCTCAAGTGGGTCCGTGAAGGACTGTTGCGCCCGAGGTGCACGGGGAGCGGGACGCAGCGACGGATCCAGTGGACCGAGGCGTCCGCGGCGGACGCAAAAGAGATGGCCGACAAGGGTGGACGGGCTGGGGTGTCAGAGCTGGTCGATGAGCTGGCCCCGGCGGGTATGATTCAACACTTGACCCGCGCCAGGGCAATGCGCGAGTCGCTGCCCGACGGGCATGTGATAGTCGTGGGAGACCGTGGTCCACGGCAATTCCGCGACGACACCATACTTCGAGCCGTGCTCAGGACCGTCTCGTCGCCACGCGGGATCATGCTGGTCATCCCGTAGGCTGTCGGAAAAAAAACGAAAAAAATCGGCTGTAGTTTCGCAATCATGCGCAGTTTTGCGCCGATTGTTTAATTGACAGTTAAACGCCTGTAAGTCTTGATATTGGTACAGCATGGCAACCTGGCTCGAAAACGTAAACGTCCTGGAACTGTCTGCGGTCAGGCATCCCGCGAACCGTAAGCGCAAATTGTTCCAGAAGTCCAAGAGTCAAACATCGACGGAGGAAACGATGGTCACCGAGCAGCAGCTGAGCGAGTACCTCGAAAAGTCCGCACTGCCCGCCGAGGTTCAGAAGTTCGTGAAGTCGGCGATCGAGGCGCTGGGCAAGTCCAAGGGCGGCATGTCAGAGGAGATGTTCTCCAAGGCGTCGAAAGCCCTGGCCGACGTGCTCGGGTTCGGCGGGAAGCCGGACGAGACCGCCAAGGTGCAGAAGGCGCTCGAGGACGCCGAGGCCAAGCGAACCTCCCTCATCGAGATCGTGAAGTCGGCCGTCGCGAGCCTCCAGGCTCCGACCCCTCTGGTCAACGATGCGGTCAATGCCCTGGCCGAGCTGGCCGGCGTGACCCCGGTGGTCAAGCAGGTCGAGGGGCTGACCCCCGAGCTGAAGGCCCAGTGGACGGAGCTGCAGAAGACCGCCGATGCCAATCGGGCCGAGCTGGAGAAGCTGCAGAAGTCGATCGACGCGGACCGGGAGGACATGGCCCTGCGCGAGACCTTCACCAAGGCCCAGCTGGAGCTGTCCCATGTGCCCCTCGCCACCGACGAGCTCGCCGGGCTGATCCGCATGGTGCAGAAGTCCGACGCCAAGGCGGGCGAGACCCTGCTCACCCTCCTGAGGTCAGTAGACGAGCTCGTGGCAAAGAGCGACCTGATGCATGACCTGGGCGGGAGCGGGCGACTGCCCGTGGGGCCACGGGCAGCGTTGTCCAAGATCGCCGCTGCGGCGAAGTCTCTGACCGAGAAGTCCGCGACGGAGATGACCCCAGAGCAGGCGATGACCAAGGCGCTGGAGCTGAACCCGGGTCTGTACGACGAGTACATGCGCGCGATGAGCGCCTGACATCAAACCCCGTGGGCGCGATGAGCGCCGTGACAGGAGCTGATCATGGGAGCGAGAATCGAGCAGGAAATGGCCTTCGGCAGCCTCGTCGCGGCAGCCGATCTGTCGACCAAGAAGCACTACTTGGTCAAGGTAACGGCGGCGAACACCGCCAATCTGTGTGGAGCCGGCGAGTGCGTGGCCGGCGTGTTGATGAACGATCCGGCGAGCGGTGAGCCGTGCAAGGTGTCGGTCGGCGTGGTCTGCCCTGTCGTGGCTGGTGGCGTGGTCGCGGCCGGTGCGGCCCTGTCGTCCGACGCCTCTGGTCGTGCCGTGACCGCGACGGTAGGCACCTACATCTTCGCCATCGCACTGGAGGCCGCAGGAGCTGCCGGCCGTGAGTTCGCCGCGCTGATGGTTCCGCAGCAGGCATCCTACTCGGCCGACGTCTCGGCCGTGTCCGTGGGAATCGCCGCTGCCAAGACCATCACGGTCGACCACATGGTGTGTCTCGACGCCGACGGGTATCTCGTCGACGCCGCGGACGCGACCGCCGTCAGCTTCTGGGGCTTCGCCCTGGAGACGGTGGACAACTCGGGCGGTGCCGACGGAGCCGAGGTCGCCCTCATTCGTCGAATCGGGCTGGTCGAGCTGACGGGGGCCGGGCTGGTCGACACCGACGTGGGCAAGGAGTGTTGGGTCACCAACGCTACCACCATCACCACAACCCCAGGCAACGTCCTGGTGGGCATCATCGAGTCCATCGCGAGCGCCACAGAGCCGACGGTCAGGATCAAGCCCCTGCCGATCGTTGGCCAGCGGACCGACCGCCAGCATGTGATCAGCTTCAGCGCCGCCGGCGCGACCCTCGACGGAACCACGGCCTTCACCGATCGCGAGTTCAAGCGGAAGTACATCCCGCTGAGCATGATGATCGACGCGGGCGTGGCCCCGGCTGGAGCGTCGGTGCTCACGGCAACGCTGACCGACGCCACGAATACCTACATCGCCACGATCACGGGGGCTGCGGTGCACGGCGAGAATAAGACCCCGGCGCCCCTGGCAGCGTCGCTCAAGGCGAATTTCGACACCGACCTTACGCTCGCCGACACGGGCGCCACGACGGCCGACGTCTCGGGCGAGATCTTGGTCGAGGACCTGTAGCCAGGCTGCCCCCTCGGGGGCTTGATCGAAGCCCCGCCGGAGAGCGGGGGCAGAAGGAGATACGAAGATGCCAAGCCCCGGTGACATGCACGTCAACGCACCGCTCACCAATATTTCGGTGGCCCACCTGCAGAAGCTAGACAAATTCGTTACAGCACAGGTGTTCCCGCTGGTGCCTGTCCAGAAGCAGTCCGACCGGTATTTCACATACGACAAGGGAGACCTGCTCCGAACCGAGGCCGAGCGTCGAGCCCCGGCGACCGAGTCGGCGGGCGTGGACTACGACATCGACAACACGCCGACGTACAGCTGCGACAAGTACGCGCTGCACATCGACGTGGACGAGGACCAGGTGTCCAACGCCGACGCCCCGCTCAGCCCGATGCGCGACGCGGCCCGCATCCTGACGCAGAAGCTGCTGATCAAGCGCGATCTGCTCTTCGCGGCGAGCTACTTCGTGCCCGGCGTGTGGGACACGGATTGGGACGGCGTGGCAGGTGCCCCAGGTGTGAACGAGTTCAAACGGTGGGACGTGGCGGACAGCCACCCACTCGTCGATGTCGATAACGCCAAAGAGGCAATGGCGGCGAGCTGTGGTGAGGAATCCAACATCATGGTCATGGGAAAGGCGGTGTTCAACGTTGTCAAGAACCACGCCGACATCATCGACCGGATCAAGTACACCCAGCGCGACGTGGTCACCCCCGAGCTGCTCGCGGCCCTGTTCGGCGTGGACAAGGTGATCGTCCCCGGCGGGATCTACAACTCGTCGGTGAAGGGGCAGACGGCGTCGCTCGCTCGAATCTTCGGGAAGCACTGCCTTCTGGCCTTCAAGCAGCCCAACCCCGCGCTGATGGCCCCCTCGGCTGGCTACGTGTTCAGCTGGGCCGGCCTGCTCGGCGCTGGCAACGAGGGGTTGCGGACCAAGACGATCCCGGTGCCTTTGAGGAACGCGACTCGCGTCGAGAACGAGATGGCGTACGACATGAAGGTCGTCGCAAGCGACTGCGGCGCGTTCCTCGAGACCTGCGTTGCGTAAGCTGCTGTCATGGTGAGGCTCGTCGATGACTTGGACGTACAGCGGGAATCCCGGGGCGAGTGACCGAGACGCTGTGCGTTTCGCTATCGGCGACACGGACACCAACGACCAGCAACTGACCAACGAAGAGATTGCATACCTCCTGACTGTAGCTGGCAGCGTCGTGGCTGCCAGCTGCAGCGCCATCCGAAAACTGATTGCCAAGTACGTCCGACTCGTCGACCAGACGACCGGCCAGATCTCGATCACGTACTCCCAGCGGGCCAGTCAATACCGCGCTCTGCTGTCCGACATCCAGGATGACGGCCCCGTCGCTGCCTATGCCGGCGGCATCTCCATCAGCGACAAGGAGAGCGTCGAGAGCGACACCGATCGCGACCCACCAGCGTTCCATCGGGGGCTGACTGATAATCCAGGAAGCAAGTACAGCCTGACGGGGAAGGACTGATCGTGGGTCGCACGACGGACAAGGACCTCGGCCGGAAGGCACTCCTGATCCATTTGTCCCAGGCTCGCCACGCGTACGCCGACGTGGGCCTGTTCGAGGGGGAGGGCCACGAGGGGACTGAGCTATCTCTCGCCGAAATTGGAGCAGTGCATGAGTTCGGGACGCGCGACGGACGCATCCCTGAGCGGTCATGGCTGCGCAGGAATCACGACGAGCACCATGTGCGCTACGCCAAGATGCTCGACGCCGCGTTCAGTAAGATCTTGACCGGCGCGACAGATGTCGTCTCCGCTCTGACCGCATTCGCCGAGAAGGTGGCGTCGGATGCTCGACGGACCTTGACGCAGGTCCGCGAGCCACCGCTCGCTGCCTCGACGATCAGGGCCAAGGGCGGAAAGACCAATCCGCTGATCGACACCGGGGCTCTGCGGGCGGGCATCCGTGGCCGGGTGACCCTCGCTGGCCGGAAGGTATCCGACTGATGCAGACCCCCCCGGGCATGTTCACCGGCATGACGGCCCTGCGGTCCGCCGCAGGAGTCTACACGTCTGGGAAGTGGGTTCCGGGCGCGGAATCCACGATCGACCTCGTCGGAAGCGCCCAGCCGGCGACACCGAACGAGCTTCTACAGCTCCCAGAGGGCGACCGGACGAGGGCAACCATCGCCGTTTGGACCAACACGGCCCTGTACACCGCCAATGAGGGTACGGCGACCCCGCCTGACCGGATTGTCTGGGCTGGAGAGCAGTGGGAGGTGCAGAAGGTCAATCAGTGGGACCTCGGGCTTGCCCACTGCCACGTCCTTGCGACGAGGGTTGAGCGATGATCACCAAGGCGACCATCGAGGCCGCTGCGCGGGCGTGGGTTCTCGCATCGTCTGGGCTCGCCACAGGGAAGGTGATCTTTGCCAACCAGGATGGCCCGCGACCGGCTCCGCCGTACATGACGGTGCAAGTTATGGGCCCAAGGTCCGTCGGCATGGAGGACCCACGGGCGATCAGCTCCCTCGGCGTGCAGACGATCTACGGCGACAGGGAGGTCTCGGTCAGCGTTCAGGCATTCGGGACTGGCGCTGTGGACCTGGCCCGGTCGTCCGCGCAGGCACTGGCAACCGAGACCACGCGGGCGCAGCTCATCGCGGCGGGTTGCGGCCCGAGAGGGGCCGGGGTCCCCGAGGTGAAGGACTTGACCGGGCTCCTCGAAACGAGAAGCGAGGAGCGGGCACAGTTCGACGCGACCCTCGCGTTCACCGACACGTACACCGACAACGTTGGGCTCATCGAACACATCATCGGCGAGGGTACTTTCAGGAACCCGCCGCATGACGACATCGTCGTGCCGTTCGCGGCAGACAAGAGTTAGGAGGGCTTCATGTCCCTGAATGATCTGATCAACGTCACCATCAGCCGCGAAACAACGTCGGTGACGCGCCTCGGGTTCGGCTACGGGCTGATCCTTGGCGTGCACTGCAAGACGCAGAACCGCGTCGACTGGTACACGAAGAGCAGTTGGTCGACTGCGATGCTGGCCGACGGGTATCTGTCGACCGACGCGATCTACCTCGCCGTTCAGGCGTATTTCGCGCAGTCGCCGTGCCCAACCAAGGTCGCTGTGGGTCGAGTGCAGTCCGACCAGATCACGGTCTCCATCGACACCGTGACCGACCTCGCCGAGTACGGGATCACGATCAAGTGCGGAACGGCGGGAACTGCCCACAAGTACACGGCCGATGGAACGGCGACCCAAACCGAGATCGCCGACGGGCTCGTGGCGCTGATCAACGCCGGGGCCGAGGCAGCGTTTGTCACGGCGAGTAACGTTGGAAACGATGTCAGGATCGTGCTCGATGGGGCAACTCCGATGGTGATCACCCTCGCCGAGGGTGCAACGCTGATGACGATCGGAGACCCTGCAGGAACCATCGAGGACCTTGACACGGCGCTGGCTGCGATCGTGCTCGACGACAACGACTGGTATGCCATCGCTCCAGTCTCCAGAACCGCCGCCCAGCAGCTCCTCGCAGCCGCCTGGGTCGAGTCCAACGACAAGCTGATGATCATCGCGTCGGCGGACGCCAACATCGTCAATCAGACGGCGGGCGCTGATGCGACGAGCATCGCCCATTCGATCGCGGCGGCGAGCTACGTCCGATCGGCGGTGATCTACAACGCGCTGGCTGCGTCGAGCTACCCGGACGCAGCGTGGCTGGGGCGCTGTCTGCCGAAGAACGCCGGAAGCATCACCTGGGCGTTCAAGACCCTGACGGGGATCACCGCCGACAGCCTCACGGCGACACAACGAACCAACGCGCTGGCGAAGTACGCCAACGTGTACGAGACCGTCGCGGGCGTCTCGATCACGCAGATGGGGACGACGGGCGGGAACGAGTACATCGACATCACGCGCGGCATCGACTCGTTGCGCGCCGAGATGCAGGAGAACATCTACGCCCGGCTGGTCAACCAGGACAAGATCCCCTTCACCGACAAGGGGATCGCGTCGATCGAGGCACTGGTCCGGAAGTCCC